TCACCTGCCTCGGCAGCGAGATCACCGTCGAGTTCCACGTTGACGGCGGCGTCGAGGTGATCTACCCGGAGGAGTTAGCAGGACCCGGGCACGGCGCTCTGCCGGCCCGGCACGCGGACGTGGCGCAATGGCAGCGCACGACGTTCCCAACGTCGGGGTTGCGGGTTCGATCCCCGTCGTCCGCTCGCAGTACATGTGGCTGTAGCTCAGTTGGTCCAGAGCATGACGTTGCCAACGTCAAGGTCGCGGGTTCGAGTCCCGTTAGCCACTCCCTGCCGTAGCAGCTACGGGAGGCGCTGCCGTGCGGTATCCCCGGCTCCGGCCGGGGCGATGGGCGTTTGGCGGAACGGCAGACGCGCCGGCCTCAGGTGCCGGTGTCCGAAAGGACGTGAGGGTTCGAGTCCCTCATCGCCCACCCTGGAGAGGTCGCCTAGTCTGGCTTATGGCGCGGCACTGCTAATGCCGTTGGGCTCCGGTCCTCGCGAGTTCGAATCTCGCTCTCTCCGCGCAGCGGAAACCTGGAGGGTACGCCCCCGGTGGGGCAGCCGGTCCCGAAAACCGGCGGCGGTCGCAAGGCCGTGGGGATCGACACCTCTACCCTCCTCCACGGGGCTGTAGCTCAGCCGGTTAGCAGCGCTGCCCTGATAAGGCAGAGGTCCCTGGTTCAAGTCCAGGTAGCCCCACCACGGCGGTATAGCTCAGCTGGTCAGAGCGTCCGAGGTATAATGCTCGCATGGCTAAGTTGCTGGCGGACGCAAAGCCCTTCGAGGGTTGTCGCATCTATGGACCCTACGAGGGAGGATCACGCGGAACCAGACGTATCGTGGCCATCGTCCGGGCAGACAAGTCCAGGACGACCATGAGCTATGCGAGGTACCTCATGTGCGTCAGAGAGGGTCGTCTTCTTGATGCGGAGGAAGAAGCCGACCACAGAGATGACAATCGGCTAAACGACGACCCATCCAACCTTCAGGTTCTCACGAAGTCGAAGAACCGAGAAAAGTACTCGCCGGGTAAGACCATGGTTACCCTACTGTGTTCCGGATGTGGCGAAGAGTTCACGAGAGAAAGACGGCAGACCCACCTCGTGAAGGGCGGAACGCCAACGTCTTGTTCTCGATCATGTGCTCGACGAGTTCAGTCGAGATCTGAGGCGGAGTAGCTGAATGGTTCTAGCGCCGGACTCATAATCCGGGGTATGCGGGTTCAAATCCCGTCTCCGCTACTTACGCCACGTTAACTAAGCGCGAGAGGAGCACCCTGTGCTTAACCTGAAACAGGCCCCGCTTGAATAGCGCGGGCCGCTAGCTCAATTGGAAGAGCAGCATCCTTTTAAGTTGCGGGCTCGGGGTTCGAGGCCCCGGCGGCCCACCCAGCGCCGGTAGCTCAGCCGGATAGAGCAACTGCCCTCTAAGCAGACGGTCGTGGGTTCGATCCCCGCCCGGCGCGCGCGAGAACATGGTCCTGTCGTCTAGCCAGGCTCAGGACGCCGGCCTCTCAAGTCGGTAACGCGGGTTCAAAGCCCGCCAGGACCACGCAAGGCAATGCCCCCGTCGACTAGCGGTCCAGGTCAACGGTCTTTCAAGCCGAGAACGCGGGTTCGAGTCCCGTCGGGGGAACCAGGCCGGGGTATCCTGGCCGTACGACGCGGAGTAGAGCAGTTCGGTAGCTCGCTGGACTCATAATCCAGAGGTCGCGGGTTCGAGTCCCGCCTCCGCCACGAGAGGGGCAGGCGTCGCACCATGCGAGTCCCCCGCGACCAGCCTGCTTTCCCCCGGTGGCCCGGCCGGCTCTCGGCACGGGCGCACGCCCCCTCCTTGAGGATCTCGACCCGCACACGTGGCGGGCAGTGAGTGGCCGGTACGAATCCGGCCGGGGGCTCCAATCATTCCGGTGTAGCTCAATCGGCAGAGCGTCCGCCTGTTAAGCGGAGGGTTTTCAGTTCGAGTCTGAACACTGGAGCGCGAGTCACATGGACCAGTAGGGGAGTCTGGCCGTCCCCGTCACCCTGTCAAGGTGAAGACCGCGGGTTCAAATCCCGTCTGGACCGCTTACGTCAGCCGCGGATGCGCCGGTGCCGGTCGCGCTGCTCGGCCTGCCCGAGCTTGTAGAGGGCGTACCAGACGCCCAGCCTGGTCGTGCCGAACCAGACGCCGACGGCGAATCCGACCAGTGCGATTATCAGCAGGTTCACGTCTTCTGACGGTACGCGCCGGCAGGTTGCTTGACCAGTGTTAACCGAGGTCGCTTAGCTCAGCGGTAGAGCGCCTACCTGACGCGTAGGAGGCCCGGGGTTCGAACCCCTGAGTGACCACGGGAGGGCAGTGGCGGAAATGGTTAGACGCTGACGCGCGGTATGTCAGACCACGCATGCGGGTTCGAGTCCCGCCTGCCCTTTAGCGGCCCGGCTGCGCAGCCGGGCCGCCCCAAACTCGCACCAGTGGCGCAGCGGATAGCGCGACTGACTACGGATCAGTAGGCCGGGGGTTCGAGTCCCTCCTGGTGCACGCAAGCAAGGGCGCATAGCTCAGTGGGAGAGCACTCCGCTCACACCGGAGATGTCGGCGGTTCGATCCCTCCTGCGCCTACGGTGGCTGTAGCTCACAGTAGAGCACCAGGTTGTGGGCCTGGACGACGCGGCTCGAACCCGTCAGTCACCCCATAGCGGCAGTGAGCGCCGGCGCGCTCAGCGGTCTGTAAAACCGCCGCCTTCGGGCACGCCTGGGTCGGCACCAGGTGCCGCTACCATGCGCCCGTAGCTCAGTGGATAGAGCATCAGGTTCCGGACCTGAGGGTCGGGGGTTCGAGTCCCTCCGAGCGCGCGTTTGACCTGGCGGTATGGCCGAGCGGCCCAGGCCTGCGTCTGCAAAACGCATCACACCAGTTCGACTCTGGTTACCGCCTCCATGACCTGGTAGCTCAGCCGGACAGAGCTACTCCCCCCTAAGGAGAAGGCCGGGGGTTCGAATCCCTCCCAGGTCGCCTGCTGACGATGCTCCGCTGTGATAGCTTCAAGGGCCTTGACTCATGTCAAGCGGGGTAGCCGCTGTCCTGGTTCATGAACCTGGGCACAGCGGGGAGGCCGCTCACCAGCGGCAGCCTAGCGAATCCGATTACGCGGGCATGCATCTTCAGGGTTACTGGGGCAAGTTCATGGCCGACGCCGGCAACGCGCCCGGCGCTCAGCAGGGTGACGTCATCATCACCCTCGTCAAGCCGGTGGGCGGCGTCGAGGAGGTCCGGGTCCCGAGCAACGAGGTGACCCTGGCGGCCGAGGCCGGCAACCTCATCGGCGTGCAGGTGACCGGGTACGACGGCCGCCACCTGTTCATCGCCGCGGGCAACCTGGCCGGCATCATCGACGCGCCGGCCGGCGACGACGAGAAGGACGACGCGAAGCCCGCCCACCGCGGCACGGCCGCCTCGCGCGCCAAGGCTCCGGCCGCGGGCGGGGCGTAGCCCGTAGTAGAGGGCATGAGGGACGCGTCTCACCGGTTCGACAACAGCCTCCGCTACCGGGCCGAGGACCATGAGAGCCAGTGCCAGCTGACCCCTGCCTACGTGCTGGAGCCGGTGCGGGCGGCCCTCGGCGGGGTGATCGGCCTGGACCCGTGCACCACGCCGGACAACCCGGTGAAGGCGGAGCGGTTCACCTGCCCGCCCGCCGACGGGGCGGCGGAGCCGTGGGACGCGGAGACGATCTTCGTCAACCCGCCTTACAGCAAGGCGCGCGAGCGCTGGGTCAGGCGCTGCGTCGAGGCCGGGCGGGCCGGGTCGGCGGTGGTGCTGCTCATGCCGGCGGCCACCGACACCCGCATCTTCCAGGCGGCGCTAGCGTCCGCCACCGCAGTGGTGTTTGTTCGCGGGCGGGTGAAGTTCGGGGTGCTGCGGGATAACCGCCGCCAGGCGGCGGCGAGCCACCCGTCAGCCGTCATCGGGTGGAACACCGGCCTGGAGCCCTGCGCGAGCCTCGGCCTGCTGCTGCGCGTGGGGTGAGGAGCCCCCGATTAGTAGGGGGTGACCACACCAGGCGGCGGGCAGGGCTCGTACAGCTCCCACGCCCAGCCCCCGGGCGGCATGGGCGTCACCACCCAGGGCTACGGCCAGGAGGGCTACGTCCTCCAGGACGACCAGGTGCAGCCCCAGCCGCCGGACGAGGCGCTCAACTTCGCCACCGGCGTCCCGTACTTCCTCCCCTTCGCCACGCCCTACAGGGATTCGTGGGAGGTTTTCCGCGATGATCCCGTCAGCGTGCGCCAGCTGGTCACCATGCGCCGCCGCGACGGCCAGGCCCGGGCGCTGTACCGGCTGCTGACCAAGCCGCTGCTGGCCGCGATGAAGAACGCCGACGTGGTGCCGATCGACGGCACCTCCGGCGGGGTGGAGGAGGCGAAGTTCTGCAAGGACCTGCTGTTCGCGCCGCGGGCGCAGGGCGGGATGACCCACAGCTTCGACCGGTTCGTCAAGCAGATGCTGCTGGCCCTGTTCAACGGGTTCAGCGCCTGGGAGATGGTCTACTGGCGGCCGAAGACCGGGCCCAACAAGGGCAAGTACACGCTGCGCAAGCTCGACTGGCGGCCGGCCGAGACGCTCACCTTCCTGCTCGACGGCCAGGGCGAGTTCAACGGGTTCCGGCAGCGGACGTTCTTCCAGGGCCGCACCATCGACGTGAAGATCGCCAAGGAGGCGGCGATCTACTACGCGCACGAGGAGGCCGAGCGGCCCTTCTACGGCGTGTCCATGTTCGAGAGCGCCTTCTACCACTACGACAAGAAGGAGAAGCTCTACTACATCGCCCACCTGGCCGCGCAGCGGGCCGCCGTGGGGCTGCGCGTGGGCACGATGGTGCCGAACGCCGTGGCGGAGGACAAGAACAACTTCGTCCGGGCGCTCGCGCAGCTGGGGCTCGCCCAGTACATCGCCGTGCCCAGCGCCGACTGGACGGTGCAGACCCTCAACGAGGCGGCCGGCCGGTTCGACTTCCTCGGGCTGATCAACCACCACAACAGCCAGATGTCCAAGTCGGTGCTCGCGCAGTGGTTCGACAACGAGCAGGGTGGCGGCCAGGGCGACAGCACGCTGGTCGACTT